ACATTATTTATATATGTGTATGAAACTTTATTAAATAACGCTTTTCCTTTATCAGCTTTTTTTAGCTTTTCATTATTGCTATTTATTACCTGCATCGGAAAGACAAGAAACCGGACCTTTTTCATGATTTCTCGTTCGTTAGATACTACCAAACTTCTATATCCATCTGGAATATCAATATAATTCAAACCATTTTTTAACTCAACATTTTTAAAATTGGCATAGTTGGCAAAATACATAGCGTTATATTTTGAATCAGTTGGACTATAAATAATAATTTTATCGCCTCCTAACACCGGTATATCTGCCAAATCCCAACCGTCATAGCCTATTATAGTACCTTCGGCATTGACATATAAGTTATTTGTGATTTTAGGATTAACCAGATACGCTTTTTGTGTTATTACTAAATCTTCCTTTAGATTACCAATTTGCTTCCTAACCGCTTCTCCAGCTGTACCATACACAACTCCATCCGCTCCCGTGCGAATATCTTTCGTCTCCGCTGTATAACCGGTATAATCTGGAATCTTGGATTTATCTTCCCAATCAATCGCATATATAAGCACATCTCCTAAGGCCAGACTTACCGCTGCCGCGTCAATCGGTGCGATACGGAATTCTACTGTATCATTTGCATTTAACCAAAGTGGCAATGCTACAACCTTGAATAGTGCAAAATCACCGGCGGTATTATATGTTGATGCCAATGCTGCATTACGAGTACCGTTTATAAATGGAGCTAACTCGACTCGTTTATATGCAACAAGAGAGTTTACATTGATTCTTAATTCAAATAAGTACAGCCCACTTTTGTTTACTGCAATCTGATAATTTGATTTTTTTGTATGCAAAGAAGATAATGGGCCTCCTTGATCTGTTGTAAAAGCCGGGACGTTCGTATAGTTTCCGGAAGTTGTCGTACACTTGACTGCAGTGTTACCGTAACTATGCAAGACTAACTTGCTCTGTTGGTATTCTCCAGGAGTGCCAGGTAGCTCATTGATGAGCACATCTATCCTTTTTCTTTCAATGTCTACCTCTGCTTTTCTCTCCTTTTTCTCAGTCACTAATCCATCGACTACTGCCGCAACCGAATCTGGATGCCCCGTTGCATCCTTGTAGCATTGCTCAATGCCGTCATGTATAGCTTGACGCATGTCTCGCCCCTTCTGGGCGTTTTTTATTGTCGCAAGGACATCTGATATAAAAGCCATTTTATTCCTTTCTGCTCCATGCGTAAAAAATCAAATTTCCATTAGTTGTTACTGTATCAAAAAGTTCCCATGTACCGCCTAAATTTTCTGCCGGGTTTATATTATTTGTCGCGCAATAAACAGAACCGACTGGGTACACTTTTTGTACCGCATCTCTCACAGCGTTTTCGGCTACTCTCTGCGCTTCTTGTGCCGTTTCCTGTGCCGTGCTTGCTGTTTCTTGCGCTTTGTTTGCTATTGCCTGTGCGTTCTCTGCTGTTCCCGCCGCTCCGCTTGCCGCCTGTTGTGCATTAGCCAATAACTGTTTGATACTTTTGTCTACTCCGCCGTTGCCTGTTAGGGTGTTGCCTGTGTATCCAAATGTATACTCTGTTTGAGATGGGTTTAAAAAATTATAAACAATCTTATTACAGTTAAAATACTCATTGATACCATGCGGAGCAGAAACAACTTTGACTTTGTCACCTAGTTTAATATCGTCTGTGTTTGCGTTTAACAGATGTAAATTTGCGGCAGTGACCGTAAGGGAAAGTGAGTTTAAATATCCATTCTCTACATCCTTTTTGGCCGCCGCAAGTAACTTGCTCGCAATATATATATCGTCATACTGCTTTGTTTTTACAATACGTCCAAACAGGCTAATACCATCTTGCGATTCCACGTAGTCTTTTCCGTCGTTTGCCTTTTTTATTGTCAATCCCTCGGCACCAACCGGAATAAGCACGGTATAAACATCGTTAGCCGTGATACTTTCTGTTAAATCTAACAGATTGCTGCCAAATTCGATGATTTGCTGTGAGGTTCGCTCAAATTCTTTAAGGTAGTCGAGGTACCGGGTGTCACCGGATAGTCGCGGCACGATGTATCCGGCTGTATTCTCATTACCTGTTAATTTGTCAGTCATTTCTGTGTACGTCGTTGCGTAATTTTCATTCGAGCGAACTATTGTGTCGTTGCTATCCGTAACCGTCACACGCCCGACTGCAAATTGCTTGCTCTTTTCTACTTGCTCATTGTGATTATTTATATACTGCGTAAACAGTTCTTTTACTCCACCTTTAAAATTATAAGGGCGTTGGATGCTATCTTGTAGAAATCCTAATTCTCCCTCGCAATACAGTTCCTTTTCGAGTAAAAAATTGCTTTCTTGGTGCAAAATTCTGCCCCGGAAAATTTCTTCGCCATCTTGATATGCATATATAAAATCTGTTAGCCTCTTTAATCGTGAATAAGCAGGATTAAGGACAGGGACAGTTATCTCCAGCACAGCCGATTTGTTTGCCTCAAGGGTTAATTTCGCGCTTTCAAGAGCGTAACCATTTTGCAGAGGGTCATATAGTATGCCTGAATCCGCTTTTATTGTATACACTATAAACGGCCTCCTTTGTAATCTACTGACACAGTACCTTTTCCTGAGAAAACAATAGTTGTGTCTCGCGTGATTGTTAAGCCTGATATTTTACTATGTCCCTCTGGCAAACTGTAAGTGTTGCCATATATTTCTACTGTTACGCTGCCTACTACAATAAACTCAGGGGATTCGGGCATATCTGCTGCAATAATTTCAAGCTCATATGTTCCGTCAATTTCCAAATCTTTGTACTCTCTTGCTACATCCGTATCAAAATCAAACGGATCCCACAGCCAGTCTTCTAAACTAGATTTTAATTCGTATTTAAACGGTTCGCAGGTAGCTTTAATTGTAATAGTTGATGCAAGCTTGTCGGCTTCCCATGATTCCATTTCGCAGCGCCCCATATAATAATAGCTTGAGTCTTCATCCATGACGATTTTCAACCGTTTGCCGTGTACATCACTAGCAATTTCACTATATTTCTGAGACCAGTTTTCGCGCTTGCCTATATACAAGAATTTCCATGTTATCTCGCGATTTCGGTAGGTCGGGAACCCAGTCAAGACCTCCGTAAAATCCAGTGTGACGTTAGAGTAAGGAATTTCCACGAAATTTGTGTTGACTTCGGGCAACCCAATTTCGGGGCGAATAGAAGGATAGACACCCCAGTCTCGCGTGGAATGTTTATCCCCGAACTGTGTACCATATATCATCCTACTCACCTCCTACTGTTATTGGTCTGAATCTGCCCTAATTGTCTGTCAATATAGGGAGCCATCATTTTTGCCATACCGCGCGGGTCATATCCTTCCGCGCCAAAGTTGGGAAAATATTGCCGCATAAGCTCCAAAATAGCTGTCAAAAGCTCTGACACGTTATCATTTACCTGCCCTGTCGCAGTCCTTTGCGCGTTGTAGCCTGTGCTCCAATCGCCTGCCAGCAATGCATTGTTACTTAGCGTAGATAATGTGCTATAGACGCTATCTGCGTTGTTTTCGATGCCCCGTGCGATTCCAAGAGGGATAAATTTTCCAACTTGGTTTGCAAAGACACGGGACGGACTCTTGATTTGTAGAGACTTTTTGGACGTAGAGACAACAGAGTTCATAATGCTCTTAACGGCATTATTTAATTCACTGTATTGTGATTTGATGCCCTTACTCATGCCTTTTACAATATTTTCCCCGATTTTTTTCGCGTTAGCTCTGGTCTTAGAGCCTAGCTTTTTGAGATTTTTATTGTAAGCGTCCTCAAGCTTCTGCACTTGGTCGCCTGCGTTTTTAATCAACGCCTTTATCTGCGCCTCTGTGGACGCTTTCAAAACGTCGTTTTCACTGACTGCCTCTTTTAATGCAATACTTGATTTTTTATTATACAGCTTCACAAACTCGGAAAATTCCTTGTCCGTCATGTTTGCAATAGCTTCTAAAAATCCTGTATCCGTTACATCATAGCTGGTTAAATCGTCGTAGATTGCCCGGTTGCTCTTGCCTAGCCGTTTCTTAATTTTATCAAGTGTATTACTGTAGTCTGTTAATCCGTCAATGTGGGTTTGCAGATTGTCAAGAATCGTGTCGACATCCATGTCGGCGGTACTTTTGTTTAGCGAAAAAGCTGACGTGAGTTTGGTTGCGCTAAATAACGCATCCTTTCGACTCGTTACTGCATCATCGTAGGTTTTTACAACCGCCTGAATGTCTGAAATAAGCTGTTTTTGTACGTTGCTTATATCTGACTTAAAAGTTGTGTTAAGTTTTTTCACATCTTTATTGTACGTTTTCTTTGCAGATATAAATTTACTTAACGCCGAACGATATGCCGCCGTGCCCTTCTTTGCGTGCTTTAAAATCGTTTTCCAGTACATCGCTTCTTGTTTTTCGCTGATTTTGTTACTATTTTTTAATTTAGTAACCTTTGTTGATGCCGCATTGACGAGTGCCTGTGAAAATTGTTTTCCTGATTTCTTTTTCCGCGTCTTGCTCACAGATTTATAAACAGCGTTGGCTAATTTAGTTCCTGCGCTAGTAGCCTTTTTAGTATTTTTCGTAATGCCAAGCGCCATACCTGCGACAATTTGTTTTCCTACCTCGTCTCTAAACTTGCGAGACGGGGAATGAATGCCAAGCGCACTTTTAGCCGCCGCTAACGCTCTTTGTGCCGCTCTTTTAGCCGCTGAAACCACTGCTCCTACTCCGCCGGAAATACCATTAGCAATTCCTGATACAACGTTCTTTCCGACTGCGCTCCACCCGGCTTTAAATGCCCCCTTGATGCCGCTGACAGCCTTTCTGGCAAATCCTAACAATTTGCTTGGCAGACTGGAGATTGCTTGCGCTATTGCTGACACAATGTTTTTAGCCACGCCACGCAAAGCACCTACTCCGGCAGAAAATGCCGATTTAAGCCCCTGTACACCTTTACTGCCTAGTGACTTAAGCGTAGACGGGAGGCTTTGCAAGGCTCCTTTGATGCCTGTCGCAATACTCTTAGCCGCCCCTTTTGCGGCTCCTATCATTTTTTTAATGCCATTTGCAAGACCTTTTGTGACCTTGCCACCTAGTGACACCCAGTTAAACGCTGTAACAACCGCTACAATCGCCTGTATGATTTGTGGAATACTGGAAATCAGGGAAGGTATTGCCTGTATAATACCTAAGCCAAGGGTTACAATGATTTTTAATCCCGTTGCAATTAATTTCGGTGCATTGTCGTTAATAATATTGGCTATATTAGTAACGATTTGCGGAATATACGTTATTAACGTAGGCAGACTATTGGCTATGCCCTGTGCAATGTTTAAAATTAACTGCAACCCTGCGTCAATTAACTGCCCTGCGTTCGCCCGAAGCTGTGCGGAGAACTGTGTCAGCATCGGAAGCGCCTGCGCCAAGAAGTTTGGAATACCTTGCGCCATGCCACTAGCAATAGTCGTCAACAAATTTACGCCTACGGACGTAAGCACGCTTAATCCCGTAGAAATTGTCGATGCAAGGTTGTTTAATAGCTGGCTGACCGCGCTTGTAATGCCGCCGGAATTTTGAGTAACACTCGAAATTAAACCGTTTATAAGGTCGCCGCCGATTTTTGTAAGCCCCGGCAACTGACCACTAAAATTAATCGCATCTTGCGCCAGTTTGGAAAGAGCACCACTTATTCCGCCGGATTCCATCGCCTCAGCTAATCCACTAACCTCGCTTGTTACACCTTTGATGGCACCACGGATAGCGCCCGAAAAAGTATTGTAAAAACCCAGTTCTAAGCCCTCTGTAGCACTAGATAGCAAGGTTATATCACCTTTTAGATTGTCTAGCTGCGTAGCCGCCTGTTGTGCCGCGGAGCCGGAAGAATCCTGTATTCCCTTCCAGAATTTTTGTACAGTCGCATCACTTGATGCGGTCATTTTGTTAAATGCCTGTAAGCCTTGCGTTGTAAAAATCGTAGCAAGAGCGTTATTTTTTTGCTCTGCTGTCATGCCCTGCAAGGAGCCATTAAGCTCGTCTACGAGGTCGTTAAAGTCCTTTGCATCTCCGTTGGCTTCGTAGGCAGATACTCCTAACTGGTTTAATGCTTTTGATGCATCATCAGTCGGAGTATATAAATCTGCCATTGCCCTATTTAACGCTGTAGATGCCTCGGAGCCTGTCACGTTCTGCTCTGCTAAGCGGAGTAAGGAAAGCGTGACACTGTCCGCCGCTTGGCCGTAGTTTTTCGCTGTGGCGGCAGAACCAGAGAAAGCCTCTCCAAGGCCTCTTACATCCGTATTGGCAAGAGTAGCGCCTTTTGCCATTAAGTCGGCGTAATAAGATGCGTTACTCATCGAGTCGCCGAAGCCTTTTACAGCTCCGGCAGTATATGATGCCGATTCTTCCAGACTCATAGCACCGGCAGAGGCAAGGTTAAGTACTGTTCCGATACCGCTAATCTGTTCGTCGGCCGACAAACCAGCCTGGGCAAGGATATTCATTCCTTCCGCCGCTTCTGTTGCGGTGTACTTTGTTGTGCGCCCCATTTCCTCGGCCTTAGCTTTGACGTTTCCTATTTTGTCTACGGTTGTTCCCATAGTAGCTGCTACCTGAGACATCGCAGTATCAAAATTCATCCCGGAGTCTATTGACGTCTTTGTAAATGCGGCGGCGGCAGCAGAACCAGCCACCATGGCTGTTTTAGCCACTTTTCCGACTGTTTTAAATGCCCCGCCGATTTTTGATGTGGACGAGCTGGCGTTACCTTCTGCGTCTTTCAGCCCCTTCTTATATGCGGTGTCTTTGATTGCCAGAGTGACAAACAATTCCATCACATTCAATCACTCATCACCACCAATCCGGCTTTTTTTATGACATCTGCGGCTATTTCTTCGCCAGTCCTTGTTGTTGCTGTTTGCTTTTTGCTGTTATCAATTAAATCAAAAAATGAGACAGAAAGATAATTTCCACCAAATGCCTGTGAAACGCTCTCGGTTATATCTCTCAATCCGTCGGTTATATACCGTTTGTAAATTAGTTCCTCTGTCTTGTCTAAAATATTGGCTTTGACATACAGTAGAAAGCCTTTTACGCTTCTTCCTCTGTATTCTCCTGCGCATCGCCAGAGGGTTCTTCTATTGCGCTTGTTGGCGCTGAGAAAAAAAGCTGACGTACCTCCGGCTCATTGACAAGGTCAACAACACCTTTGATAACATCCATTAATTTGTGCTTTTTCTTGTATTCCTCGACGCTCTGTAATTCAAACGCTGCTAAAATTCCAATTACATCATCTTTGTGCGTTTTTAACAGCTTAGGAGCTGTTTTAGCCCCTCTAGCAAAGACTTTGATGTATTTCTCTCCTTCCTGCGGTACAAGCTTCTGGCAAAGTTCAAGCGCCACGTCATCATCTACGATATTGCCGATATACTCAAGGGAATTTGCAATCGCTTCTAATCCCTGTTCTGCTGTTAAATCTGATAATCTCATGCTTTACCTCCTACGCCGCTTCGCCTGTTTTGATATAGACCTCGTAAGGTACTGTCTCTATGTTCTCAATGCTGTAATGTCCTGTGTATTCGAAGTCAAAATTCCCTTTTGCCTTATCGTCAGATTTAACCTTGAAACCGCCCGTTGAAAGTGCGTTCATGATTTTAATTGCGATAAATCCGGCGGAATCCCCGGAATTTTCGTCTGAATAGTCACCAATCCACCAAATATTCTTAAAATCTTCTGCTTTTAAATCTGCTCTTGGTGTAATTTTATTCCCTGCTACGTCTGCCGCCGCCATAAAGCTTTTAGCCTGTGTGGTATCCATGGTAACAGCTGTACCTGATAATTTTACTTCGATAGATTCGATTTTTTTTAATTCCTTTGTGTTTTCAGGCACATTGTCAATGTCTTCGCCAAAATCGGTAAAAGATGGCTCTGCGCTAAATTCGCAACCACCGCTGGTGGCCATAAGGATATTGGCTGGTGTTATAGCACCCGTCTCTGGCTCGAAAGTTGATGCGATAATGCCAGCATTAAGCTGGATTTTTTTAAAAAGGTCAGAAGGTACCTGTGTATACTTCATTTGCTCACCTCGTTAAATAGTTATAAATTGCATAGTTATTACTGTGTATCTGCGTACTATTGACGAGTCGGCTTCATCAACTAAAGGAGTCCACGGCTGGTCTTGCGACAGAAAAATGATTCCATCATCGCACTTGACCGTGGTTCCTCCTTGCAGCCTGTCGCTGATTTCTTTTGCCTTTTTGTTTGGAATTGCCTCTGATTCTGTGTGGTACCATACGTTTACAGTGCTGGCGGCGGCTGTGCCCGTCCACCAGTTTGCTGTAATTGGTTCGTATGTGATAAAAGGGAATGCGGTATCCTCCGGCACCCTGTTAGACGGATATGCAGTTATGCCAAAAGAAGACCAGAACTGATACAGTGCCGCTGTTGGGGTCATGACGTTAACTCCCACTTCTCCGCCATGACCTGCGCTATGTCTAAATTAGACGACGCAGGGGTTTCTTTTTCTCCTGCATTTGATGTAACTCTAAAAATTTTTCCGTCTTTTGTTTTTAATACATCGTGATAGCTCAGCTTTACTGTTTTAGCTGTAGTAATTGTATATGTTGCTGTTACGCCCTCTTTCTCTGCCACTCTGGCAGACATAGAGGTATCTCGGACTATTGCCGCCTGTATTTTAGCGCCCTCGACCCACTCGGTGATAAATCCACCCTCGCCGTCGGAAGTGCGCTTTTTATCCATTAGTATGCAATCCTGTAAAAATTCGTTGATTAAACTCATGCCATTTTCCTCCATGGGTTCAGGCGCGCCCTAAAGGCATCCTGCCACGTGTAAGCCTCGCCTTTAGAGTTTGTTGCCCTGCTGTACGAATAGCCGGCAAATGACTCCGACTGATATGCCCCTAAATTGCCGTTTTTCGCCTGCCACTCGCTGATTTCGTCCACCAGTGACAAAAACGGTTTAGGGATAGCCAGCGGAACCACTACGCCGTCAAACGTCTCCTCCTGTAACGGGGCAGTATCGCCTTTGTGATACTGATAAACCCCGTCATTAAATATGGAGCCGCTAATTAAATAATATTGCCCATCCTGTAGCGGGAGGCGAATCGCGGTGTCGGAATAACGTAGGTCTTTGGCGTCTGCCGTTGCATCTATGTGCGTGTCAAAAATCCATTCCCCTATTGTTATCTTGCCTGTGATTGCCGCCCCCTTGACCGGAAAGAAATTGTGAATGTGATTCATGATTTCATAAAGCACTCAATCATCCCCTTTTATTTTGTGGCTGCCTCTGCGGCTGCCTCTGTGGCTACTACAACGCCGTCAAGTCTTTCCGCCAACAGTACAATGCCACTGATTACAGTATCGGATGCCGTAAGATTTGTGTAATCTGCCGTCTCGTGGATACCAATATAGCCTGTCTGATCTGTAGTAAAATTAAAAGCTTTGCTAAGTCCTGCGCTTGCAGCGGAAACGTAATAAAGCACAATATTATCCTTTGCTGTTGCGTAAACAGTACCCTTCGGAACAGACGAGTTTAAAATAACTGTTCCCAGACCTAAGAAGTTCTCAATATATGTCATTCCGAATGCTGTCTGTGTGGAAATCTGTGCACTTTCAAGGTAATCTGCTACGTCTAGCTGATTTACAAAAAACACAGATTCGATTTCATCGTCTTCAAATAGAGCCTGTAATTTTCCCCATGCCTGTGCCAGTTTACCTTGTAATCCTTTTCCCTGAATCTTTGTAGTCCCAGTCCCGAGGAAGTCAAAAAACTGTTTTCTGATAGCTTTCTGCACGTCTTTGAGCATTCTGTCAGTAGTCATATCAACCGCCTGGTCGAATCCCTTTTCAATGATTGCCTCTGCTGTTGTAGCTTTTCTCCACTTCTTGAGGGTAATTTCGCCCCAGTTTTTAGCTGTTGTTTTATACTTGGAAAGTGGAATTGTCTCGCCTTCTGCAACGTCTCCGCTTTCGAGGGTACCTGTTGCCTTATATGTTTTGAGGACCGTTCCATCCTGCTTCTGAATTTTTCTTGTGATTCCCAGCGCTTCTGTGAGTTTTTTAATGCTTTCGGAAAAAATTTCGACAAATTCCTGTTCTCTCGCCCACGCAAGGTCGGCACTGGTAATTAATTTTTCATCTGCCATATCTTTTTACTCCTTTTCTGTTTTTACAAACGCTTCTTTGTTTGCAATCATCGCGGCGCGCCTTTCTTCTCTGTCCGAAATTTTCATAATTTCCTCGCGAGTCATTTTCCCTGGCTCACTTTTTGGAGGATTAGACACGTCCGCGCCTTTTGTTTCTTTAGTTGTAATATAGTCGGCATACGCTTCTTTGATGCCTTTTTCTACCTCTGTTGCATTCTCAAGTTTGCCGTCAGTTCCGATTTTTAAATTATCAATAGTCTCTTTTGATGCTTTTAATGCAAGGTTAATTACTTTACTGGACACGCCGGAATCTTCAAGCATCTTTTTGTATGCGGCTTCTTTCGCATTGTACGATGCCTTCTTGTCCTGTTCGGCCTTGTAGCCTTCAAAATCTGCGTGTTCCTTCTCGTACTTGCCTTTCCAATCATCCTTTTCGTAGTCCTCCAATTTTTTCTGGAGGTCTGGAACTTTCTCTGCGTCCTCTTTGTATTTAGTGATCTCGCCTTTTAAACCTGTAACGGTTGCAGAGTGTTCTTCGATGATCGCGGAAATCTGTTCATCTGTAAGTGTCATGCTTTTTAAAAAAGCTCTTGTTAATGCCATTTGATTACTCCTTTTCTTCGAGGGATTTCTTTCCCTAAATGACTTTATATGTAAATCGCAGTACTTCGCGATTACTTTCTAAATGTTTTTGCGGCTTTAAGGGATTTTGCTCCAAATTTGCCGTCAATTTTTAATTTACATTTTGACTGGAAAATGCTAACCGCATCTTCTGTCTTTTCGCCGTATTTGCCGTCAGTATCTAATTTCGAGCCGATAGCCCAGTTTAAAAACTTCTGCAATTTTTCAATTTCCCATCCTGCACTTTTTAGCACTGTAATGCCGTCTAAAAATGTGTAATAGCCTCTTGGCGGCAATTTAGGGAATTTCCCGGTGTATTTACCTTTTTTTGCTGTTTCTTCCTTCTGCGCCGTCACCGAGAAGTCATGATATAAAATATTTAAATCAAAATTTCCGTCGTTGCCAGTCGAAACCTTGGTCGGAAATACGCCAGAGCTGGTATACTGCCATGCCATGAGGTCATCTACGTTTGCAGGTTTATAAGATTTGTTTGGTGTCGCTTTAAATGCCATGAGGTTATATCCTTTGTAATAACGTGCAATCCACCAGTTTTTACACTTGACCTTGTTTTTATCAATATGCTCTGAGAAATACGACATCCCGGTGTAAACACCAAATTTATAGCCTCTTGACTCAACGACAGTCTGTGCCGCGTTGATAATCTCAGCAATCTTTGTTTTACTTAGCCCTGCCTGCACTTTGTCCTCGATATCAAACCAAACACCATACTTAAAATGCTTTTTGCTGATCTTGTCGAGGATGTCGCATACAAGTTTCATGTCTGACTTAGCTTTCGCCGTTGTGGTTGCGTATGTGTAGTTGTATACGCCCCATGGGATGCCTAACTCCTCACATTTTTTGTAGTTTGCCTCAAACTTCTTGTCTTTGCCTAAATCTTTGCGGATAATCTTAATGATTGCACCATCACAACCGTATTTCTTTACTTTCTTCCAGTCGATTGTGCCGTTGTATACCGATACGTCAATAATTTTCTTCTGTGTCATACCTGTACTCCTTTGTAATCTTCAAGCACTGTAATCCCATACTCAGTGGCGCAGGTGTTCTCGATCTTACATCCTCTTGCCTTTTCCCATCCCTTTGCAAAATATGCAATATCGGCAGTTGATAATAATTCAAGCGATTTTCCCAGGAACCAAAGCGGTCTGGCATCTGCTGGAGATGATTGAAAAAACGAATCAATAATCTCTGCTGGCTCCCCTAACAGTTTTTCTGCGCTTTTAATTGCGTTTTCTCTCTCTTTTAAGATTTCCTCATCTGATTTGCCTTTCATCGGCTGACTAATAAATAATTTCTTCATAGCACTCTCTCCTATTCTTCTGTGTGGCAGGTATTGGTAAGTTTTTTATACACGTCCTCATACAACTCCTGTTTATCTCCGTTATAGGTGTATTCGGCATAAATTCCATCTCCGCTGAATGTTGTAGAAAGCAATGCTTTGTAATTCTGTAGAGTTTTGCATGACCATACAACAAATACATTGCTTAAATCCGCAGGCGGTGTCTGTGGTGTATCTGCATAACCATTCTTGTTGTACCATTCAACTAATTTCTTTTTACATACACTTTCAAAATGCGCCATTCCTGTAATAATCATCATTCCATTGCTCCTTTCAATTCGTTTGCAATAATTGCTGTATATTCTTTCACGTAATTTGCCGCCGCCGGTTTTAAATACGGCTGTGCCCTCTGACCGTTTGTGATATGCCACTGTCCTTTATCATCCTGATAAGTCCATGGGGTCTTTCGTCCTCCCTTGTAATACACGCCAGTTCCCAGCTCTACATAGGCGGCATATTCTTCGTTACTGCCTATTATTTCCGTGAGATTTTCCAAGTTGGTCCGATGCGTAATACTGTTTCTCAATGCACCCGTATCAACCGGGCAAAGGTCTTTTGCGTGCCCCTCTGCGGCGGTTCCTGCCTGTTCTAACGCTCGTGCAAGTGCCATGGTGGTCTTGAGTATTACTTCGTCCACGTGGCTCACAACATCAATATCCGCCATTATATTCGCCCTCCTTGCGTTGCTAACCATTCGTAGTAGGTCATGTCTTCTACAACTTCGTTTCTGCCTGTTTCCAAATTCTTAACACGTATCATTCGCGGTTGTGCCAGTTCTGTGGGTAGTGCAGTTCTCTGCGTACAACGACAGTTATAAACTTCCGCCGGGATTCCGCTTGGGTCTCCCGGATACATGAGGCCGTTTGAGTACGCCATGTTAAACGGTACTTCCTCACCGTCTAATGCCCTGTGGCTGTCTCGTGTTCTCAGGTCCTTTGTCGCTGTCCAATGCTTAACTACATCAATTCCCATCTGGTAGGCTTCCTCGTATGCCGCCTGTCTGCCCCCATTCTGCGCCCCTGTGAACGCTGTGCGGGCGTTTCTAATTGCGGCAGTATGATTCATGCCTGTAACGTCCTGAAATCGCCCTGCGAGCTTTCCGATGCTGTCACCCTGTAAAATTCCTTGCAATAGTGCATTTTGCAGTTTCTTTTTGTTCCAATGCACATCCTTGCTTTTTAGTACCCTCCGGGGCGGAAGAATTTTCTGCTTTCTGACCGTCAGCCGTTTAACTGTGTGTTCGTCAACTAGATTAAAAGCAATATCTCCAATCTCTTTTATTTGTCTATCAGACACAAGAGATTTAATCATGTATGCCTCAAAATTACGATTGAGGGCAATCACAAGAGGAGTCTTCTCATTGATGTATGCCGCGGCAATCTCATTTGACTCTGTCAGTCGCCGAGCCATGTCCTCGCGCAGTGCTTCCCACCTCTGCCCTCTGCCATACTGATTCATCAGCCATGCTTCAAATTCTTTCTTGCTGTACTTCCCTGCCTGGTATGCCGCATATTCTTTAGCGTACCGGCGGGAGAACTGTTTAAAATAGTTTCTCGCTTTGCCGTCAAGCTCTTTTTCAGCCTGCTTATATACATCTGTTAGCCGTTTTTCTAACTTTTGTAGCTCCTGCTCTGTCCACTTGTCGGATGGATACATGGTTATTCGTCCCCTTCTGGATTATTTTCCGGCGCATCGGGTTCGGGTGGCTCTGTGTAGCGGTTATATGATTCTTCATCCAACTTTGCCAAAATGTCCGGCACTTCCTCTGGTGCAACAAACGGTAATTTTTTCAGGATGGTTTCTTCGTCCAGATAATTCGCTGCCTCAAGAATCATGTCTGTTCGCTCCTTCTCGTTACTGATTCTGTTCCGCTTAAATTGTGGTTCGTCATCAATCCCTGCAAGCTCCAGAATCTTCTCAATCGCATCGCCTACAAAGTACTCAAAATCATCCGCATTGTCGTCTAGTGGCTGATATGCTGCGTCGATATGATCGTTTGTTGCTCCGGCGGCTATGGCGTGTACGTCCAATGCCCCGAAGTCCTCATAAATCTCTGACCGCATCTGCGTGAGAAACTCTTTTCTAGCGGTATACGGCGGCTCTTGTGTGTATGCCTGCACCTGCCCCTCCTCGGCCTTTGCGATGTGCTGAAATTTGAGCCGGTCTCTGAATTCCGCCAGTTCATCATCCGTCATACCGTCAGCGTTGGAGATGAGCCAATACATCTGTGCACAGTCGTCTAGATCATTAGCAAAACCACTTTGCACCGCGTCGTAGGCATCAATTTTTGACTGCATCCCCCTAAGGGTGCTTATGTGTCGCTTGTTGCCAAACATCGGCACAATAGGGAGACTGCTATAATTTTCTTCCCCGATGATTTCGGGTTCCAAATTATTAGCAACTTCCACCCTTTGCCTGTACGCCCGTTTGGGAGCAGTCTCTTTTAATTCTCCAAATTTACTCTCTGCACTGTAGGTTGTGTAGCCATCCACCTCGTACAGCACGACCTTAAACGGTTTCTGCTCGTCCAGCTGCCAGAATCTTATGCCCGCCATCAATGCCCCTGTGTCTTCGTCCCACATCGGGGCGAACTGCGTAAAGGGAAATTCGTGCACGTGGTCCACATTCCAAAAAAGGAAAGACTGGCCATGGATTAATGCGTTGTATGCCGCCTCTTTAATCCGCCTGTCGAATTGTTTGCCCAGTTTATCTTTGACACCCATGTCATTAAAAAAGACACCGTTTCCCAGGCTGTACGAGCAGCGCTGTGTATTTAATTTGTGAAAGAAATTAGAGCATATCTGTGCGTTAGACGAAAAATTATCTATCTTTTTCTGGCCCAACAAAGTGTAATAGACGCGCTGGAACTGTAAAATAGTCTCATTTTCCTGTGCGTCATACTTGTCCGCTTTTAACGCCTCTTCGTATGCTCCCGTACTCTCGTGGAATTTTATAAACTGATTTATAAATTGCCCTTTGTCTTTTGCGGCAATGAAATCTTGATATGATAAATACATTTGTCGTCACCCTAGAATTGATTTGTATTGTCTTGTTCGGCTGCGCTTGACGAGTTTTAATGTTTTTACAAGATACCTGATAGCATCCATTGCGTGGTCTGACTGTTTTATAACTGCGTCCCTGCCTTTGTCAGCCGCCGTTGGGTCCCATGCATAGATGCCGAACTCCTCGATTGTGTGCGTGCAAGATGGGTCAAACGATAATTTGTCTTGTGTTAGCATCGTCTCAACGTCTGCTATCCCATCGTTAACAGTGTTATCTGCCTTTTTGACCTTGTGCCCTCTACTGCGTAACTCCACAATGAGAGCGGCGGCGGATGGGTCAACAATGACTAAATCATCTTTCTGCCCGTTTAGTGTGTCCTCTAGTCCTTTTACCAGTTTGCTGACCGGTTTCATGCGGTTGTTCTCTCTGCCTGAGTAATAATACTCTCGTAGACAGTGCCAGTTACCGGTATCTACTCTTTTCTGCCAGATTAGGAAGACGGTGGCGTTCTGCATACCAAAATCGGAGCTAACAATTATCTCTCCGCTAGTCTTTGCTTTGCAGACGTGCCTTTCCTCTGAAAACATATCGTACACAAGCCCTTCTGCCACTGCCCAGTTTCCCAGTATGTAGCGTTGATACCTGTGTGTCCCGGAGTATTCTTTTATCAGTTCGTCTACTACCGCCGGGGGCAAACAACCATCATGTATGTTGTACGCCTGTTGGAATATATCTGCATCAGAATCCAGAAAACCTTTGAACCAGTGCTTCGGTCCCGCCGGATTGCACGTCCCATCAAAATGACTGTGTGGCGTCCTGAGACGAGATTTTAACATCTCAAATACTTCTTGGTTCCACGTCGTTACTTCGTCGCCGTATGCATACTCAATCGTCGCTCCCTGTATTCTTGCAACGTGTTTCTTATTGTCAGCACCTAGCGCATATACCTTTTTGCCAAATAGCTGTACTGTATTGTCACTGCGTATTTCGCCTACCAGCTCCTCGCCCCATATTTCTCGCATGGGGTCAAGTATGTTACGTTGTAACGTGCCCCTGGTGTTTCCCAACACTACAGCCAACCCCAGCCCTTTTAGGTGCGTCAGGCGTTGAGGGATTACGATTGCGTAGTCAACAAAGGATTTCCCGGAGCCTGTCGCCCCGGTCTTTACGTTCCAACGATGGTTACAGCCTTGCAGGTATTCCGCCTGCTTGCTAGTTAATGGCACTATCGACACCCCCAAGAATCTCAATAGCTTTCGCCAGTGCTTTGTCGCTTGCACTCTCTGACTGTGGCTTATCACGCCACTGTTCTGGCTTCCTGTTCTTTAGCCAAAATATTTGTGCTGTTGTATCTGGCGCAACGTGCTTCTTTGTTACTTTTCGCTCCGTCATTACTCCGCCTTCGTACTTTTCGCTCGTCTCCTCGTAGCTGTATCCTAACGCCCGTTGCAACAGGCTTTTTTCCACTTGCCTGTCCACAACATCTTTTCCCCTTTTTAAGGTATCGGCTAAAATTGGAAATTTTTTCTTCCATGTATACAAGGTATCTGGGTTGATGCCGATGTTTGCCGCAATCTCTTTGTCTGTGCATCCATCTCGCGCCCATCCCTCTATTTTTAGCAACCCTTCTTGGGTCAGCCACTCTTGATATTTAATTATCCCATTTGGGGTCACCTCCTAAATACAACCATAACCCCGTAATGGATTGTTTACGGGGTTATATGAAAGGAAAGAAAATATGAAAAAAATCGTTTGCACCAGTTGCATAACGCAACTAAGTACAAGTATAAGGAATTGCACCTTAACAGCCGCCGGGGTAAGACTAATAAGCGGCCGGTCTCTAAACACTTGTAAATCCCGCAACCTGTATGGGGCACAAGGCACCGTGGGATAGGTGTCTTGCGTACTCTCTTTTACGCGGGATGAGAGCTGATTCTTTTACCACAAAATAGAGGAGGCTATGTCTCACAAAAAGTTACCAATGCTCGTCCGTACAAGTGTATTGTACGGCATTTTTTAAGCCATGTTAGACAAACATAAAAAAGAGAGGGAGATAATTCTCCCCCTCTAATATCCCGCATATTTCCCAGCCAAATTGGCGAAAGCACTAAGCCATCTGCGTATAGTCATTTCTGCATATCCAAGCTTATCCGCCGCTCCTGCTATCGTGTATCTATCCTCAAAATATACCAGCTGTACGGCTTTCATTCTGTCCTCACCGTTGTCCATCCCCTCTGTCTGTTTTATCGCCTTGTTAATAGCGTACATCCACAGGGCTGACTGAGCTGTATTTTCTGCAATTAACTTATCTGGGTACTTTTTTACTTGCTTGACTGCGTGCCCATACCAGTCGTGTTTGGGATTGCTCATCGTTCTATCTCCCCGTTTCTTCCAACTTTTTTAAACCTCACTCTTTGTAGCGCGTCAGGGTACTTTGTTGTATTGACTCCCGAAAAAAATTGTTTTAAATCTCTACTCCATGTAAGCTGGGAAGGTGTAAAGTCTTTGTATATTACTTCTATTTTAAGAGACTCGGAATTTACTACAACGTCCGTTACGATATATAATTCTCCTTTGAAGTGCCTGTATATACAACCAGTCATTTCTTCTTTCAAATATTGAGCGTTCTTCTGGATTTCCATTGCGTCGGTAGAACACCCTGTATCATATACAGCAGTTAACATCTTTCTCCCTCCTTTTTGTTTTAGTTTGCTCGCTGATACGTAACCGTATTTCCGTTTGTCAGTCTTACAACTATCTCGTAGGGCTCTTTGCTTGGTATTCCGTCAATAGTTTTGTGACCAACCCCCACAATAACGTCGGGACGGGCAAGAACACCGCACCTCTCGCAGTATTCAGATGCTTTATACTCGCAGTCTCTACACCTAAATCCCATAGCTTCAGGTGTCCACTCATCCGGATTTGTTTCTTTTAGCTTGCACGCTCCTTCTGTTGTTCCAAACTTGCACTCCTCACACCTTCCTGTGCAAGCTTTTCTGATTGTTTCTAATGCGTTCATCATTTCTTTTCTGTCCATTTTTGTTCCTCCTGTTTAAAAATATGTGAGCGTACCTGCAACGTTGTTTGCCATCAACTCGACTCGTTTCAAATATCTTAATTGATTCTGGATGTATGCATCGGAATCTTTGCCTCCCATTGACCTCCAGTCAGATATTCGCTTATCTACATCCTGAAGAACATTAATCGGAATCATATCAAGATTGATATCTTCAAGGCTAAGCTGTTTCATATAGTTTTATCACTCCTTTATATATGCTCATGTGGTTCGACCGGTTCCCAGTGTTTTTCAGCTTCCTGCTCAATCAATCGGTTATATCGCTCCACAAATTCATCCTCGCTTATTTCGCCCTGCATAAATTTTTCTGATATGCTCACGTAGGTGTTTATTGGTATCCTTTTCAGTCGGTTACACCGCTTCGTAAACTCCTCATCACTTATTTCATCTTTTATGTATTGCTGTGATAAACCCATATATGTATCCGGCTCTATCGCATCTATGTGCTTCTCATCCTCTCTGTCGCTCATACCTTACTACCTCCCCATCATCCATCCTTATACGGATAATCGTTGGATACTTGCTTGCTGCGCAAGAATATTTCGCACTTACAATACCCGTAGGATTGTGATGGCTTCCTTCACATTTATTATAGTCATGGCTGCTTTCATATACTGTACCGCAAATTTTGCAAATATATCGTTTGTCGTTTAACATCTTTCACTCCCACTTCCTTATTCTTCCGCACACTTTCGTCCACTCCCTCGCAAATCTCTTTTCCGCCAAGTCGCTTGGGAAAAACTTTGTTTTTTTGTTTTTGTTTCCTCTGTTTCTCAGCTCCCTTTCTACGGCTTCAATTTTTCCCCTCGATTTAGGTGTTTTGCGTAGTTCGGTCATTGCTTCCCTTAGCTCTTGTTCTGTGCATCCCACCAAGAATGTGGCTCGGTCAAGGCTTGGTATTTCATATAGTTTTTTCGCTACTTCGTTTTGTATTTTATCAAAATCTTCATCTTTCAGCCCGTATGGCATTTTTATTTCTCCTCCTCTTTCATCATTAACTCAACCCATTTTCTCGCTATTTCTTCTTGTGTGTCTTCAACATCATCCCACGCATCTGTGTTGCAGGCTAGTATTTCACAAATCAATATAACTTCTGCCATATTTCTGCGTAAAACACTCTCTGCTTTTAACACTTCCGCTGGGGTTGGGTTAAATCCCATAATTTCTGCGCGTATCGTTGCGGCTTTGGATAATTCATCCGCCTTTTCCGTTAATTTGCTAAACAATACGCCTATTTCTAAATGTTCTAACAAATAGTCTTTCACTTCACTGTTTTGCATTTCTTCTACTTTCATTTTCTTTCCTTTCCCCTCCGGAATAAATCCGGAGGAATCAATGGCATATAGCTCCTCATGGAACCGTTAACGTGTTGCTGTAATGTGTATCCTTAACCCCGGAGGGTGTCCAGCTGTTTTATCCAGTCAAACGGCATTTTATTGACCAGTAGGCAATTTTTACATACATTTCCTATATCAAAAATGCATTCGTCGCAATATACGTGTTCGATGCAGTACTTCTTGAGTGTCTCTGCCGCTTTTCTTGCTTCTAAGTCTCCTGTTTTTTCCATCACTCCACCTCTTTGATCGTGATGCCGTATCTCTCAAGCATTAATTTGCGTTTGATAATGTACTCTGGATTTTTTCTTGTGCGTGGAGATTTTACGTCCTCGACAATAATCTTGCCCTCTTTGTCTGTGTAACGGAAATCTGCTGTATATGATACAGGGCGTTCTGTAGTGCCATCCTCTCGTTTCTGGCTGCCCACAAGGATGTATCTAGCCTGTCGCTCTAATCCTGTAATTTTCCCCGCTTCTTGCATTGTCGCCAGTTCTAAATAGCGATGCATTTCTCTCTTGCTGTCAAACTTCCCATCTTTCGTAAAAATCTTTTTATTTCTAAATTTGTTCAAAGGTAATTCCTCCCAAATGTTTTGATAAATTCTTCCCTCGTTCCGTTGTTCTCCTCCCAGTACTTCTGCGCTAGCTCCTTGAGATACCTGTCTAGTGGTCCGTTGGGATTGCGATGTACTGCCTCGCCACCGTTGGTATGGTGATTCAAACACAAATAAACTGTAAAACCATACTTTTCGGCTTGTTTTCTGTTGCTACTGCCATATAAAACATGATGTCTGTGCAGATTTCTAGTCGTTTTGCAGAAAAAACACTCTTTTTTCGTTTGTAGTACGCTATTCATTGCCAGAATCCTCGCTTGCAAAATGATATTCCATCAAATCGGCAATCATTAGGTATTCTTTTGCTATTTTCCCGCTTCGTGTTTCTTTTACCTGTTTTCTAAACCCTTCTAAATCTCCATGGAAGCACCCACAATTAACCATTATTTTTTTATTTTTTCCCCTGTAAAAAGTTGTGCAGCGGAATTTTATTCCAAAGCCCTGTACTAATGCATAATCTGCATTGTCGGACACCCTTGCATTGTCAGACACCCTTGCATCGCCGGACACCCATGCATTGCCGAAAACCCATGCGTTGCCGGAAACCTTTGCATTGCCGGACACCTTTGCGTTGCCGAAAACCTCTGCGTTGCCGGAAACCCATGCGTTGTTGTAAACCGTTGCGTTGCCAGAAACCTTTGCGTTGCTGGAAACCCATGTGTTGCCGGAAACCTCTGCGTTGCTGAAAACCTCTGCGTTGCTGAAAACCTCTGCATCGCCGGAAACCCTTGCATCGCCGGACACCCATGCATTGCCGAAAACCCATGCGTTGCCGGAAACCTTTGCATTGCCGGACACCTTTGCGTTGCCGAAAACCTCTGCGTTGCCGGAAACCTTTGCATTGCCAAAAACCTCTGCATTGTCAAAAACCTTTGCATTGTCAAAAACCTCTGCATTTCCGGTAACCCATGCATCGCCGTCTTGCGATACATTTCCCTCTTTCTCTACGTATCCTCCAAGTTCTCCTGCTTTCACGTCTCCAAAATCAATTAATGCCTTAATTCTAAATAATTTTTTCCCAGCTTCGTTTGTAATAGGCTCTGTTGTTAATTCAAATTTTTTCATTTCCCTTCTTCCTTTCTTGGCTTCCATTTTCCTAACATTTGTTCCAATTCTCTTGGTGTTAGCGTTTCGATTCCTAAATCTTCCGCTTCCTGTATCGTTCCTTTGATTAGCTCACTCATTTCCCGACTGTCGTAGGTATGTGAGCCTCTCATGAGCCTGTAAAACACTACCTCTTTGCCTTTTTCTAGCCGCCGTCCTATCGCAACTGTGTGAACGTCCTCTTTTTTGTACATGATGTCGGTTGGGACGTTAGTTTTCAAAACTGCTATGTCCCCTTTTATCAGCTCCGGCTGTCCGTATCTTCCTATCATTAAATTTTTAGCTTCCGCCTTGCTCGTGCCGATTTTCTCTGCTATTTTGGTGACTAACACGTGGAAATAGGCGTTTGCCGACAAGCTTCTTTTCTTGCGGAACGGTTTAATTATTACGGACAGCTTTTCCAGCTTTTTCAGTTCGTCCACGCCCTTTATAAACTGCTCCGCCTCGTTGATTTCCAGGGTAACTGTTATCTTTTTGCTAAAATAATCCACTGCTAAGTTTTTTATTTTTCCAGTTAAATCCATGCTATTCCAGTCCTAATTCTTTCATGGCTTCAGCGTATTGTTGCTGTGTCGTCTGATACAATGATTTTAAACCTCTTTGACTTGCCCATTCCTTGATCTGGGCTTCCGTCATTCCTTTTTTTTGCATCAGATCATAGAGCCGTTTCGCCTCTTTCTCTGTGACAACCTCGTTGCGTTTATATTCGTCTGTATCTGCATCTTTGGAATCATCCAGAAGAAACAAGCTATTTAAGGCGTATTTCCTCGCGTAGCTCGATGCTGACCCGGTAACTTGTGCTGCGTCCATCTTTTTTTTGCTTTCCTCCTCCCTGGCGTATGCTGTAGTGCAAAAACTGCCATCGCTTTCTGTGTCTTTTAAAATTGCTGTCGCCTTTATGTAAAATCGGTTGCCCAGCATGATGATTTCGTCGTTTACGGTTAATATTAAGCCTTCCCTGTCCAATAAAGGCTTTACTGCCTCGTAGATGTCCTCTAAGCTCCTGTAACTATAGCCACCATACTCACTGTATTTACTCTTAGGCACCTTTAATTCTGCTTGAATTTTTTGCAACTTTGTGTAAACATCTCCCATTTTTCTTACCTCACAATCACGCTCTTTGAGGTCTCAATGTGTGCCCCTGCGACCTCTTTCCCGGCTTTAATTGCCTTTTTAATCGCTGTCTTGTCCGCCTGTGGCTCTGGAATTCTGATGTATTCCTCTGACAGACTACCTAAGTCGTCAATAGTCACAGACTCGCTGTTTCTGTATGACACGCTGACTCTTGCCGTCTTGAGCTTTTCACCGTCAAGAGCATGGGACAGATAGTCCTTGCACCTCTGTGCGGCGTTCTCGCAACTTCTACGGCGTTTCGCAAGCTTTTCTTCCTCCTCTTTGATTGCCTTTGCTTCTGCGGCATAATTCTTCACCGCCAGCGCGATTCCCTCCACCTTTTTGTCTCTCTCGATGTTGAGAGCCTCAAGTTTTTCGAGGTCAATAATTTCTCCTGTCTCTTCGTCTACGCAATCCATGATTGCACTGTCAATCTCGTATAATGTCATTTTATTCTCCTTTATACTTTGCATTTCTCGGATGCTTTCTGCATTTATAGTTTTCGCAAAATATGCAACGTGTTGTATACATGCTAGGTCCTACCACCCCTAGCAGATATTTTTTTATTTTATATTTCAGTGGGAGTTCACACTTTCTCAATCTTCTTCCTCCTCGTATCCCTGCTCGTATTCGTTGTAGTTTGCCGCACCTCGTTTGATTGCTTTGTGTGCTGTTCTGCACTCATATTCCGCCTCAAGGCGCTGTGTTTCTAAATATTCTTTTACAAAATCATTCATTCGCTTATTATCCCCGACATGCCGGCCTCTATACATTCATTGCATATATATCCAATTTTGCGATTGTAAAACGCTTCTCCGCCTCGTATTTTTTCTTGACAGATAACACAAACCGGACACTGCGCTAAAAACCACTTTTCCTCCTCATACATTTTTTTGATCTCCTCATTGTATCGGTCTGCCATTTCCTGCCCCCCATGCCTCTTTAATAGCCTTGCTCAGTTCGTTGTAGCCTCTGGCGTATGCCTCTATCTTTTTCATGTTGTCGCTTCTTTCAACGCCCAGTCTAAACAGCTCAAGCAGTCCCTGCGCTACCTCTTTGTCTTTGACAGTAATCGTGGCTTCTGCCGGGATCACTCCTTTTCCTGTCACTTCGTTGTCGTATTCCTTCGCCCGAAATCCGGTTGCATTAATCATTGCATCCATAACCTAATCTCTCCTTCTTTTCTGCTATCCAATCCCCTAACGCTCCCCCGCACTGTTCCGGGGTATAATTTTTATTATCCTGTTCTAACCGTCCAACTATTTCTCCCAGTGTGGGCAGTTCTGGTACTGTTTCTTTTCGCTCTATCGCTCCCGCCGCCCGTATCATCTCTTGGAGCTTCGGTGGGTACTTGTCTATCTCCCTTTGTGCTTCTAACGCCGCTCTGTAGCTCCTGAGAAAGTTTGACTGTATGACCGTCTGAAAGTCCGCTGAATCTACTACCGCCCAGTCATGGAGCGTCTGTGGCGTTCCTACCGCCTTTTGCAGCGTAGGGGGCAGTTTGTCAAACTCCTCTCTGTAACCGTAAATCCCATTACTGCACGCCTTTGCCACTGTTGCCCATGCTTCCTGCTCGCTCAGATAGCTGCTTTCTGCCTTGAGCTTACTGGCGCACTCCAAAATATCTGCCGGTGTCGGTGGAAACTTGCCGGTTGTCATGTACATCTGTGCCGCTACGCTTATTGTCTGGTAGTCGTTGTTTTTGCCTACCAGCCGGTACCACATGTCTAACGCCTGTTCGTTTGGAACAAATCCCGGAGCCGTGTAAACGGTCTTTAGCGCGGCTACGATTTTAGAAAACTCCGAAATCGTCATACATTCCGCCTCCCTCCTGTTCTTTCTGTGCCGCCCAGTGCTGTATATCTCCGTACAGTCGGTCGTTAATGTTCTTCGTGCTGTCATTAGCTGTTTTCAGCTCAAAGAATCCTAACCACTCCTTGTCCAATGACTGGTCTATGATTTTTTTCATCGTTCCCAAATCTCCGCCAGACAGCTCGTGTAATTTTTTGAGCAAAGCTTTCAAGGCTCTGTCTGTTCTTACTGGCTTTCTGATTTTCTTACGCATAGCAAGAAATTCCAAAAACTTGCAGTTAAGTTCTTCATCCTCGAAATACTGTTCCGCTTCTTTCTTTGCGCGCGCACTCTCTTTTATTCCTTTAGTACTTGATTCCTTAAGTATTTTATTATTTAAGTATTTTATTCCTTTAGTATTTAATTGCGTTGGATTTTCCTGCATAGGTTTTTCCTGTATTGGTTTTTCCTGTATTGGTTTTTCCAATATAGGCTTTTCCTCTTTAGGTTCTTCCAATACAGGTTTTTCCTGTGTTGGTTTTTCGTAAATGTCGTAAACTGTACCGCTTACCTGTCCTTTTTCGTTTCTCTCACGAGTCACTTTCAGGTATCCGAACGCTTTTAACTCTTCTAATGCGGCTCTTACGCCGTCTACGCCGTCTTTATTCAAATTTGCCAGTCCTTTAACTGTAAAGTCCCAGTCTTCCGGTAAACTAAGCATAAGACTCAGTAAGCCTTTTGCTTTTAAAGACATATCCTTTTCTCTAAAATGATAATTCGACATAACGGTGTAGTCTGTCGTTTTATTTATTCTCATTACTGCCATGTCTACCTCCTATCTTGACAAATTGCCAAGTCTTTTGTAAAATCTAGTTATGTTTTATTTGACAAGAGCTTAATGGTAGGGCTCTTCCTTTTTCACTTCGTGTTCTACGCCGTCTTTATCAGTGTAAAACACTTTGTCATACTCTACGCCCTGTTGTTTTCCTAGGAGGGTGTAGAGTAATCTAGCAACATACTCTGGTCTCGGAGGTTCATTCATTTTTTATTCACCCCCTAACTCCTTTTCGGGTACCACAACTATTTTCGCACCCAGCTCCTTAGTGATAAGTTCCAAGATTTCCACTTTTGGAGAATTTTTACCAGTTTCATATCTAACTATTGTATTAATACCAACGCCGACTTTCTCGGCTAATTCTCCTTGTGTAAGCCCTTGCGCCTTTCTTAATCTTCTTAATTTTTCTCCTAACGCGTTCATCTTTACACCTCAAATCTCTGTTGACGGTTATATTCGTCAATCCTCAGCTTTGTATTTGTTTTCGGTTCCCAGTTGTCTACATAGTCAATAGCTTCCTCATATCGTTTGCGAGGGATATTGTTCCGGCTGTTAACTTTAAATCTGTCTTGCAAATCCCTGTTGCACTCTGCAAATACAACTTTACTAATGTATGTATATGCTTCTGTGTCCTTGCCACCTAATACGTTTAAAACAGCTTTATTGACGTGCTGTCTCAGTGTTTGCTGTTGTCCATAGTCAATTACCATGTTACTCTCAAGGTTCTTTATGCGGTCTTCGTGGTCGTCTATCATGCCTAACTGAATACGCATCATTTCCTGAGGGGATAACTGTTTCTGGTAGCTCCCTGTCTTTCTGATGGATGGAAGAACTTCTCCGGCTACCCAGTCAGTAAAACGTTCTGCACTTTCTTTGCGGCTTTGGAAGATTACTTTGTAAAGATTAAGTTCGTTCACAAAGTTTGCATTTTGTCTCCTGCCTACGCTGTCGATGACCATACCAGTAGTAACCCCATCGGGTTTTAATCTTGATTTGACTCTGCTAGGTTGTTCAAGGTCCAATGCGTGGCAAACATCCGCTAAGCAGAAGTACGGTTCGTCATTAATTATCTGAGTCCGAATTGAACCGAACTCATTGTTTTCGAAGATTTGAATATTTTTCATCTAGTCACCATCCTTTCTTATTATGATAAATCACTTTCTTATCATGATAGTTTTAGGATAAAAAAATATCTATTTTTTCCTTTCCTGTCATTTCAAGAAAATCACCTAAATTATTAGCCTCTTCAATGTCGAATATTGTCGCGCCGCGCATTTTTTTTGTAAATGTCTGTGGGCTAACATGAATTGCGGCAGCACATCCTTTATAAGTCTGCCCTTTTTCCGCAATCATTCCTCTTAACTTGGAAAGATTCATCTTGCGCCTCCTTTCGGTTTTCGGTGCTTTGTTTTTCCTTACATGATAGATTATATATCATATTATGAAAGTTGTCAAGCATATTGTGAAAGTTTTTTTTATTTTTGTATTGATTTTCTTTCATAATATGATAGTATATATACGAAAGGAGGTGAATTAAGAAATGAGCGATTTTACAACAAAGGTTGGAAATAACATTAGGTTTTACAGGGAAAAGAAAAGAATGACGCTCAGGGAACTTGGTGGGAAAATAGGAATAACCGAGGCTACTGTGCAGAAGTATGAAGCTGGAAGTATCAAGCGTGTAGATGCCGAAATGATTAAAAAAATTGCTGACGCTTTAAGCATTGCCCCAGCAACGCTTACGGGTTGGGACGAGGAAGACAAGGACGAAACCGAAAACTCTGCCATTTTGAAAGCAACGCAAGAAGCCAACCTTTTGAAAAGATACGGTCAACTTAATGAGGAAAACAAGTTGACCGTCAGCAAATTAATAGATTTTTTAGCTTCGACTCAGGAGTAAAACAGTACTTTGACGTAAACTAAAATCTTTATTAATTTTAATTTAGGGAGAGGTTCTAAGAGAGTAAAAATTTCTTTTAGAATCTCTTCTTTTTTTCTTTCTTCCATAGTATCCCTCCCTCTATATTATAGAACATTAGTTCTCTATTATCAAGTATTTTCTGTTTTTGTTTAATTATATGATATAAAATTTACATTTATGCTTGCTAAAATCATAAATATCCTGTATAATTTTACCCAAATTATTAATATAATAAATAAAAAAGGAGCAGAAAATATGAGCAAAGAAAAAACGAAAGTTTGCAAGCATTGCAAAGAAGAAATTGACGCAAAAGCTAAAGTGTGTCCTCATTGCCGAAAGAAACAGGGCGGCAAGTTGAAATGGGTAGTTATCATTATCATTGTTCTGGCTGTTTTAGGCATGGCAATGGGTGGTGGTGACGATGACAGTTCTTCCACTGATTCTCAGACAAAGAGTACCACAGCAACAACAGCAGCCAAGAAAGAAACTGCTAAAAAAGAAGAAACAAAAGAGAAAGACAGCGTAAAGGTTGGCGAATCTTTTGAAAATGACGGTTTAAAAGTAACTGCTAAAAAGGCTGAATTTGGATATGATGCCGGAGAGTATTTCACTCCAAAAGATGGATGCGAATATGTAGCTGTAGACTTTACTTGCGAAAACATCGCAGAAAAAGGTGACAAATATGTATCTGTATCTGATTGCGAATGCTATGCGGACAATTCAGCTTGTGAACAGCAATACATAGGAGACAGTGATTTTGTTAACACTAATTTATCTCCAGGAAAGAACGTGAGCTTTACAGCATATTACGAAGTGCCAAAAGATGCAAAGAAAGTGATTTTAGAATATAGTGCTTCGTTTTGGACAGACAAGAAGATAACTATTAATTTAAAATAATTAGTCCACTAACAGGACAACTAACAAGAGGGAAGAATCAATTCTTCCTTCTTTTTTTTCTCAAAACAATAAAAAGCACCTGTCGAAACAAGCGCTTTATCTTCCAGTATGGAACTATTAATGTTTTTAAGGTCAAAACTAAGCTAACATTCACATCCCAAAATGTAACTATTAAAACCATGTCTATATATTACTTCTTTTCTCCGTATTTGTCAATGAGTTCTTTTGCCTTATCTATATTTTCTTGTATGGTATTGTATTCAGAATACCGATGTCCCCCAAATGCATAATAAGTATGGTAATAATATCCAATACCAATGTATCCGTTTGGCATTTTTATCCTGAACTCATTATTTGACTTAAAAACCATGTCCTCAGGCAAGGTGGCTAAGAATCTGTCCAATTTTCTTCTTTTATTAAATTTTAATTCTTGCATATTACTCTCCTCTGCCCTCGCAACCTCCGCGGCGGGTATTTAATTACTGAACCTCTATATTAACGATATTAACAAGTGTGCAATCTGCACTTTCTTCCTCCAAATTGTACTCGCTTTCAATTTCAAAAGAAATTGCAAAATGGTCGTCAGAATCAGGAACTTTATAAAAGATATTTTTATCCTTTAAAACATCATCCCACGCGCCCTCATCGTTTATCCAGTCCAGTTCGGAAGGGCACCCGAACTCTGTCATAATTTCGTCTAATTCATAAAATGATACTATATTTCCTACTAATTCTTTTCTTAAAATTCCTAACATGATAATTTCTCCTCGTCTTTCTTTCTCCGGCGGAATTCGCCGCCGGGCGGTAATAATATTTACATCTCCTTACAGTGGCAGGTTACCCAGCAATTTTGTTGTCCGCAAGGCAATCTGTCATGCGGAAAATCCCCTCTATTTTCCGGGCAATTTTCACAATTATATTCATTTTTATAATCGTACATAAACTCTATGTACTTGTTTCTTTCTTCTGCTGTCATATTTTCCTTCTTTCTCCGGCGGTTCCGCCGCCGGTCGTGTATTTATTATAAAGATTCTATTTTGTCAGCAACTGTCCAGAGGATTTTTTTAATTAAACTTCCTCCTGGATTCTTACAAAACCAGTCTTCTTTTTTGCAGTCGTAATACAATTTAGCTCCAAATCCCCAGTCAACAAGGTTTAATGCTTGACGCTGTGCAAAGCTTTTGTATTCATCTGTGCAGATGCCATTAATGATTCTTCCACGTCCCATTGCTGCTGGCGTATTAGTTTCTTCGACTTCCAAATATTTCTGAAAGTCATTAATATAGATGCGTTTCATGTCGCCCTTCTCCCACACCTTATAGCCAAGGCGGATAAGCTTTTCCTCCATTGTTTCTCCCATGTTCTTTGCTTCCTTCCATGCTAATTTCAATCCTTCGGAGATGCAAAGACCTGCCTTTTTAACTAACTCCCATGCTCTTTTCATAATGTTTGATAAATTGTATTTTTTCATTT